AGAAAAAGCGGCGGGAGAAATGGTCGAAATGTTGACATGGCCGATGCCGATAGAAACAGAGCTACAAGTTCCTAACGAAGGCGTGACGAAATATGCGTTCCCTGCTAACACTCCGTTTATGGGTGTGATTTGGGAGCCGTGGGCTTGGGAGATGGTGAAAGCCGGTGAGCTTCGAGGCTACTCGATAGGTGGGACATCGCAGCGGATGGAAGCTGATCTCCCAACCGCCGCCCTCGTCTAGAGGCTTACGGCTTTCGTTGGGCGTTTGAAGAAACCGAATTTTGGATCTTTGTTGCTGGCCGTTACTGTTGCATCGAAGGTGATTTTGTCGCCTGCTTTTAAGGTGGATAGCTTTGAAGGAACAGTTCCTAGAAGTTCAAATCCTCGATTATCAAGAAATTTCATCATGTGCTTTTCGCCTCCGGTGTAGAGGTCTTCTTTCATCCACTCGTTGACGATTATTCCGGTGAAGTTGATTCGGTCGGTGGTAGCCGGTACTGGTTGGGCGTTGGTGTCTGCGGCTCGTTCTGCTTTATGTGCGGCTTTGGCTTCTTCAGTTACAGCGATCTTTTTTACTAGCTCAATTTGTTTTGGTGAGATGCTGCCGTATTTGGCGCCTTTGCTGTTGATATCGTTGATAATCGAGTGGTCGTAGGTGAGCGCTTCGGTGAGTCCTTCTTGTTCTGCTTGGAAGGCGTTCCATTTGGCGAGTGCTGCTGATACTTTTTTTGCTTTCGCAGCGGCCTTTATTATTAAAGCAATTTTGTGTGATGCTTGGTCCTTTTCGTCGAAGTGCCATCCACAACGTCGGCCGACTGCGATGAGACCGTCGGTGATGTGGTTGAATATTAAGATATGTCGGATGGCTTTGTTACAGCAGACGCACCGATTTGGTTCGTATGAACGGTCAAAGTCTTCAGGGTCGCTGTTCATTCCTTGTACTAGGTCAGTGAAATCAATCCATTCATCTTTCAGGTTTAGGGCTTCTTTGATGCTTTGGTCTAAAGCTTCAGACTCTGGATCGTAGAACCTCAATAGTTCTTCGTTCATGCTTGGGCCGCAGTATGTGATGCCGAGGAAGGTGTACTCTTCGGCTTTCAAGTTCGAAGGGTTGTGAGTATTCATTAGATCAGTTCTCCGATTGTGCGTATGGTTAGGGTGATTAGGTCGAGGACTGTTCGGTGTATTGCTAGGTTGGTGAAGAGTCCCGATGTCATGTACTCAGTATATACCGGGACATATACAAGATGTGCAATAAACACCAAAATAATTAAAAATATTGACAATTCTTTTTTAACGTGCGTGACAGACCCCCAAAACGCCGATTAGCATCGGCTGTGTCTGCGTTAGGAGACTTATGCCTAATTCCGTTAAGCTCACCGAACTGACTATCAAAGAGACTTCAGGAGTGGACCACCCGGCCCACCTCCACGAAGGCTGGATGGTCATGAAGTCTGACGACGGCTTGGACTCGTCCCTAGATCAGATCATAACCGACAAACTTCAGGAGAATATTGTGGAACTTCAAGCCACTCCAGAGGTCGAGGAAGTAATGGAAGAAGTAACAGAAGAGCTTCCCACCGTGGAAGTAACTGAAGTTGCCGCATCTATTGACGGCCCCGACACAGTGGCGAAGGAACTCACGGACCTCCGCAAAGAAATTGCGTTAGTCACTGAAGCCAATAAGGCACTCGTTCTTGAACGAGAGCTAGAAAAGGCTGCAACATCTGCTCATCAGTGGGCGATCTTGCCAGGACTTAACCCGATTGAATTTGCGAAAGTTCTTGTGCAACTTCGTGCTGCCGATTCAGAGGTCGCAAAGACCATCGAAGAAATTCTTAGCGCTTCAAGCGTTGCCCTTTCCGAAGCCGGTGTCTTCACCGAACTTGGTAGCGACGGCGGCGAAGTTGCTGAAGATGCCTTCGGGCAAATTATGGCGAAGGCACAAGCCTTAGTCGAAAGCGGACAAAGTACAACAATCGCTAAAGGCATCTCAGATGTTGCACAGCGTGAGCCACGACTTTATGCCGAGTACTTAGCAGAAAAGAAGGGCGCATAAATGTCCGCATACGATTTCACATCCGCTAACGACATCGGAACGCTTGTTGCGTACGCTGATTTGTCGGCAAAGCAATACTATTTTGTGAAGATGCAAACAGCGACCACGGTTGCCGTATGTGCAGCAGTCACAGATAAGCCAATCGGTGTACTTCAGAACAACCCAGAAACCGGACAGCAAGCAATCGTCCGACCTTTCGGTGTGTCTGAAGTTTCAGCCGATGGAACCATAGCAGTAGGAGCATCCCTCGGGACTTCCGCTGACGGCCAAGCCGACTCGATTGTCGCCGGAACCGATACCACCGTTTATTTGGTTGGTACCGCTATCGGTGCAGCATCAGCAGGCGAAACCTTCACTGCACTCATCAACTGTGCCGGTGCAGGCCGAGCAGCTTAGGAAGGATTGAAAAATGCCTAACCCATCATCATTCGATGTACATGTAGACGCGATTCTCACAAACATGAGCGTCGCCTATATGCAGGAAGCTTACGCTTTTGTTGCATCGAGAGCATTCCCACAGGTACAGGTTGCAAAGCAAACCGATAAGTACTTCGTGTATGACCAGGCTGATTTCTTCCGAGATCAGGTCCAACGACGTGCAGACGGAACCCAGTCAGCTGGAACCGGTTACTCATTGAGTACCGCTTCTTATTCGGCTGAGGTTTACGCCTTGCATAAAGACATCGGCGATCAGACCAGAGCTAACGCTGATGATCCGCTAGATATGGACATGGACGCAACTCGTTTCTTGACTCAGCAAATGTTGATTCGTCAAGAAGTTGAGTGGGCTTCCGCAGCATTCACAACCGGAATCTGGGACAGCAATGTTACTCCTGGCGTTCTTTGGGATGCAGCAAACTCCACACCTATTGCGAATATCGAAACTGGAAAGAATGCAGTTCTTACGGCAACTGGCTACGTGCCAAATACCGTAATCATGAGCTACAAAGTCTTCTCAGCTTTGATGGATAATGCAGACATCGTGGACCGCATTAAGTACACCTCAACTGATTCAGTAAGCGAAGATCTTCTCGCACGACTGTTCAACGTTGACCGTGTTCTAATAATGGCCGGTACCTACAACACCGCAGCTAATGGGGCAACCGCTTCATACAGCCAAATCGGTGACAAAGATGTCCTCCTTTGCTACGTGCCAGAGAATCCAGGCCTTATGCAACCTTCAGCAGGTTACACAATGGTATGGAATGGCGTTAGCTCAGGAATGGGTACGTCTTCAGCTATCAGCCGCTTCCGTTTAGAAGCAGAAAAAGCTGATCGTATTGAAATCGAAGCAGCTTGGGATACCAAGATTGTTTCATCCGCTCTCGGCTATTTCTTGAGCAACGTAACCAGCTAAGTTCCACCATCACATGCACACGCTGGCAGGGGTCGGGTCGTTCTCTCTCGACTCGGCCCCTGTCTATTTTTTGAGGATTTGAAATGGCCCGAATTGTTCCGCCTTATCCAGCGAGTAGGCGAAATTTTACGGATAGCACTGTAGTCAGTTCTAAGAGCGCTCTGTTCATGGGCGGGGTGTTTACCTGTGGAACTGGCGGTTTTACGTTAGATAGCGCCTCAGAGGGCGTCCTGGACACCAGTGAGCTTGGTGGAACTGGCTCGATCATTGTGAAAGCGTTTGACGGAACAGATAACACCGGGACTTTGGTTTATCAGCAAGCGCTAGCAGAAGGAACTACAGATAACGTTAACTACGGCGGCGGGGTGTCATGCTCTAACGGGCTATTCGTCGAAGTCGTCGAGAACGGCGCAGGAAATCAATCGGGCACAATACTTGCTCACTGGAACGATTAGATGGCAAGAATAGTTCAACCATTTCCGGCAAGCCGTAGCGCTTTCACTGTCTCGAAGCTTGTGACTAACAAGAACGCTCTTTTTATGGGCGTTTGCGCTACGTGTACGAGCGGCGCAAGTACGGCAGTTTACGTTAGAGCTTTTGACGGCACCGATAATACTGGGACGCTTGTAATGCAAGTCAGTATAACTCCGGGCGACGCTGTGAACATGAATTATGGCAGCGGCGTTTCTTGCTCGAACGGTTTATTTGTTGAGGTCGAAGCGATTAGCAGCGGAACACAACTGGGCACAATATTTGCCCACTGGAACGATTAAGGAAAAATTATGGGCGCAATACCTCCTCCGTACGCTGCGACTGTTGAACCAGTTGCAAACGCATCGAAAACGATTCTGACCGGTGACGGAATCTTCTTCGGTGGCTGCTTCACTTCTACAGGTGCGAAGACAATAAAGATCCACGATAGCTCTTCGGCTGTTGGCCCTGGAGATTTGCTTTACCAAGTGACTCTGGCCGCTAATGAATCAGCGAACTACCGAATCGCTGGCGGTATCAGTTGCAACACTGGAATCTATATCGCTCTAACGGGTGCGGGAACCCATACCGGTTCGGTATTCTACGGCTGATGGCTTGGTCCTATAGCGGAGACCCCGCAGATTCGGCACTAGATGCCATCCGATTTTTGGTTGGAGATACAGATACTGCCGATCAGCTACTCGACAACGAAGAAATTAAGTGGACGAACAATCAGGTCACCGGTTCGGACACAGCTACAACGGCGCTCTACGAGGTCGCCTACCGTTGCATGATAGCGATAGCTTCAAAGTTCAGTCGTCTCGCAGATCAGTCTGTGGGCGATCTCAAAGTCGATATGCATCAGAAGGCGACCAACGCCAGAG